TAGATTTTGAAAATAACATTTCTATATAATTGGCTAAAGAAACAGTATTTTCTTCAAATTTAGTTTTAGCATTTTCTAAAGATGAACTAACATTAGTCATACTATAATCAGCATTCACAATTTCAGGTTTAACTCTGTCTGTTAAACCTCTATTTATTCGAGATAAGATAGTAGCTTCTTCACCTACAACATAACCTTGAGATGTAGCTCCTATAGTAATCATACTAGCAAATTGAGGAGTAATACCTGTTCTTAAAGAAAAATCTTGAACAAAAGTACCAATAGAATTTGTGGTGTTTAAATTTTTATAACCAAATAACTCAAATTTAGCTGTTGCTGTTTCTCCAAATGGATTAACAAGTTTAATTATTTTATCTCTATTAGGTATTGAGTTTTGATCTATTATTATTACTTTATTAGATGTTTCATCTATACTAACTGTTAAAGCATTTATATTACCTAAAACTTTATTTATTTCATCACATATACTTTGTAAAAGTTTAATTAAAACTACTTTTCCATCATCTTTATTTATTAAAGTAACAAATAAATTTGATAAAAGGTTAAAATTAAGATAAATATTCATTAATTTACCTGCTTGATAATCAGTTTCAGTATTTGTAGCTTTATCTTTAACAACATCAATAAACCTTTCAGCATTTGGAGCTATAACATATATGTCATTATTTAATTCTACAACACTCCTAACTAAACATGAATATGGATTAGAACTGAATGAATAAATTCCACCTAAAGTATAAATTAAATTTGATTCATCATTATATTCAAATTTTAAAACAGGTGAAGTTTTATTATTAAATTTTAATTTAGGTACAATACTATTTTGAATCCATTCTAATAATGAACCTAATCTAATATAATATTGTATGCTTTTATTATCTCTGAATTCTTGTCTTATAATATCAGCTTTACCATTATTATTTAAACTAGCTACAGCACATCCTGCTTTTTGTTCTTTTACATTATCAAGTATCGTTTTGCATTTAACATAAAATTTACCTAACTCAGTAGATTGATCTATAGTTTCAGCTTCTGGAGTTGGAGGTGTAGTAGATGGATTTAAAATTTTACCAGCAATTGTATTTTCATATATAAGGTTAGGATTTTTTCCTGTGTTAGCTAAAATGTCAGTTAATGTAGGTTTGGTGTCTAATAAAATATTAGTTTTTAAAGATTCAATAACATCACCTTGACTTCTTAATATCACAGTTATATCGTAACTACCATCTCTTTTAAACTCCCAATTAAAATTAACTACTCTACCTATTAAAGCGTCATAATTACCAAATGATTTAAAACGATTTTCTTGAGCTAATTCTAATAAACCATAATAATCATATTTACGATTAAAAAAATCATTTTCAAGAGTATATGTATTAGGACTTAAGTTTCCTATCTCACCATCAATATTTTGAAAGTAATGAGAGTAACCCCATTCTAATAAAACATTAAATCCTAATCTTAAATATAAATTATCAATAATATCAAATTGTAATTTATTCCATGCTTTAATTTGAACTGTAGCTGTTTTTAGTGAACCTCTAGTTTCAGTTTTAATATTAGCTGATATAATACCCATCATTGGTGATTGGCCAAAATTTTGGGTGTTGCCTATACCATATGCTTTACCATTGGCTAAAGTATTTTGTGTTGGTGTATTAGGACTCCACTCATAACCCATTATTCCTCCTCTAGGGTTTGGGTTTTGAAATTCACTCACCCCATTAAATAAAATAAATTTTTCAGCTAATTTTGAACCATTTAAACCTAATGTTTTAATTGATGGAGAATTTAAAGCACCTATATCAGTCACATCAACAGAAGATATCATTTTAACCCACCCAGTTCTAGTGTTTAAGTAATCTAAAACTTGTGGTATTAAACCTGTTTGAGTAGAAGCTCTATATCCTTGTACTTTTTGTCTTCTATTTATTTCAGTAATAATATTTTTATGAAAACCTTCTCCTATTATATTCATATTAAGAGTTTATTAAATTGAATGCTTGTATGATATCAGCTATATTAGTTGGTATTCTTATTTGTAATCCTTCAGGTATAACTAAAGAGTTTTGAAGTAAATTATCATTAGCTATAGATATTATCCACCATAATGAACTATCATTATAATATTGTTGAGCTAAAATATCAAATCTATCTCCTTGTATTGTGTAAACATATATGTCATTTTCAGACAAAGGAATCTCCGGATAACGAACTGTTCTATAAACTCGTTTTTTATCTATTTTCTCAATTGGTATGTTTTGATAACGATTCATTATTGAGGTAAATAATTAGGAGATTTAGTATAATTGTTATGGTCTCCAGTTGATAATGCTATATAATGTTCAGGACCAAAAGCTGATATGTAATTACCTGTATTTTGACCAGCTGCTGAACCTGTATATGTATTAGTTTGTTTACGAGGAACAAATTCATGTATTGGAGTATAATTCATAGTAACTTTAATAACATGAGGTAATTCTTTAACTGATGGATCACTTCCTCCCTCATCATCAATACCTATTTCCCAAGTAGAATTATCATCTACAGTATAATTTAAACTAGTTATAAAACCAGGTTGTGAATATAAATAACCTCCTACTGTTAATCTCATCATTGGACCTCTCATATATCCATTACTACTATAATCAGGTGTTAAATTAGAAGCCAGATAATTTAATTTTTGATGCATAGGTATAAGTTCATCTTTTGATTGAGCGGCTACTGTCCAATTAATAGAAATATCTCTAGTGAAACCACCATATGTGTAAAATTCTTCACCTCTACCTATATATTTAGTTGGGTTCCAAGTAGCACTATAAGCATCTGAAAATGAATCTAAAAATGCTCTAAAATGGATAAATACAGATTCACCAGGATTATTATTGTTTATTGCTTCAATTCTAAATTTAACTAAATCATTTACCTCATCTTTATCTACATATCGAGATTGATATAAAGGTTTAGCAGTAATTTTATCTAAAGCTCTAGATACTGTATCACCATCTAATATTTTACCTTTAGTATAACTAATTATATTGCCTCTTTTACCTGGATTTCCTAAAAATACTCTATTTTCTATATTATCAGTATTATAATCAGGAGAATTAGATATAACTGAGGAATTTTCTAAATTTGTTCTTAGTAATATTCTAAAATCTTGAATTTTAGGGATAAAAGATGGAGATGATCTCTGGTCATTTAATTGACCTGATGTAATTGTATCATAAAATGTTAAAAGAGAAAAATTATAATTTACTCCATTAGGTAGTTTTTTACTAAGAGTAACAATTCGTTGGTCAGCAAATTTAATTTTTGTAGGACCTATACCTAAGATAGAACCAGGACCTCCACCATATTGTAATATATAATTAGAATCAAGAGATATATTATTTGGATTGCTAGTTAATAAATTAGCACCTATAAATGTATTAGCAGGTAATCCTTGATTTAATATTTTATTATTAGTTAATTGAATTAACCTATTATTACGAGTAGTATCATTTGTTGTTTGTGTACTACCTACAGGTACTACTTGAGAATATGTTATGATATTACCTGTTGGACTTATTGCGCCTAATGGTCCTAAAGATATAACAGGACTATTAGAAGGAATAGGTATTGGGTTTAAACCTTGTTTATAAAAATGTAAACCAAAAGCATTTACTCCAGCTTGAGCTAATGTTGAAGTGGGTAAATATATTTCTTGACCACCAGCTTGTGTTTTAACACCTAAACGTGTTAATAGATTTTGTTTAGCTATAAATAAAACCCCATTAGGAGCTTTAGTATCAAAAAACATTTTAGTTAGACGAGATACATCATCAGCTGTACTTGTAAAAGCTAATGTTCCTCCTCTTAAAAGAAAATCAGGCCCACCTGTTCTTCCTAAGTCAGCAAAACTATCAGGAATAGGTTTAGTAATATAAGGTTGATTACTAGACCCACCCCCAATAGTATCTTTCCCGTACCGTAAAGATTTTAAGGCAGTAGTATTTAATAAATCTATTAAAGGCATTACCCAGGTAGGTTATTCAAATAAGGTAATTTTTGTCCTGATGGTGTGATTGTTGGAGGTGCTCCATTTAAATCTAATGTTGATGGTTGAGGAATAGCGTTATTAACACCATCCTCATAGTTACCATAATCATTAATAACAACATTAGCGTTGTTACCATTTAATGAATATCCAGGTTGAGAACCATCAGCATGTAATTTTGATTGTTTTGTTGCTAATGGATTAACAGGTGGTGTAGCACCATCGTATTTAGATAGATTTGAGCCTTCTGTTGTTAATTTTGTTAATAGTCCCATTGTAGTAAATATTAATGTTTGTTATAAATATTAAATATTATAAGATACTTTGCTACCAGCTGTAGCAAATTTAGTATAATCAACATATAAATTAGTATCTTTAGCTAACAGTTGTTTTAATAACATATTAGTTTCTTGTTGAGTTTTAAGTAATTCATCAGTATTACCAAGTTTAGTACCACCAGCCATTACTAATGTATCCGCTGGGTTAGTTCTAATTGTGAAGTCATCAGCTTTTACTAATGTATCCGCTGGGTTAGTTCTAGTTGTGAAGTTATCGGCTTTTATAGTACTAATAGCTGATCTAGCTGCCTTTTGTTCAGCTTCTATAGATAATCGGGTAGATAGACTTCCATACGATGCTATTGAATTTAAAACACTTTTTAATAAAGAAGGAGAAGCTTTTTCTTGTATTTGTTTAAATTCTTCCTCATTATATCTTTTACCTAATTTTTCTTTAGCCGTTTCTCTTTCTCTAGCTAATCTAGCTTCTCTATTACCAAGTCCTAATTTTTCTAAATTTAAAACTAAATCAAGTAAAATATCAGAAAGACTATCTAATAAACCACCACTCACTAAATCTGAGAATATTTCTTTTGCTCTTTCTAAAGCAGTATTAAATTTAGTTTGGGCATCTAATGATTTTTGTGCGTCTTGTAATGTTTGTCCTCTAACTATTCCTGCTTCTAAAGCTTCTAATTCTCTTTGTTGACGGTTTGCTTCTTCTGTTTTTCCTTGTCCTTTTAATAAAGCAATATATTCACGTTTATTTTTTAATTCTTGACCTCCAGCTTTATTAATTAACTCTTGCTTAAATAAAGTTTCACCTAACTCGCCCGCACTCATACCTAAAGTTTTAGCTATAGATTCTTGTTGTATAGCATTCATTCTACTGAATGAGGCGGCTGTTATATTTTGTTTAGCTATTTCTTCAGTTAAACCAGCTATATCATTATTTAAAGCAAATAAACGAGCACGTTCTAGATTTATTTGTCTTCCAGTTAATAATTCAGCTTCAATTTGAGATGATATAGATGATTCAAAATCTAATAATGAGCTTTGAGTTCTAGCTACTTGATCTAATGTTAGACCTAATTTTTTAGCTTCTAAAACTGTTTTAACAAGTTCACCTGTATTTCCTCTAAAATTAAGTTTAATTAAACTACTTAATCTATTAACATCCGCTATTACCTTTCTACCATCTGCTACTATTTTATTTTGATTAGCAAACGCTGCTATTTGATCATAAACAATATCTAAACCTTTATCAGATTCATTATTATTTAAAGCAAATAGTTGTTGAAGTTGTAATGCTTCTTCAGCTTGAATACCTATTTCTTTAGTTAATTGTATTTGAGTATCAAGTTGCCTAAATGAAGCTTGATATACAAAGTCTGATAGTGAAGCTAGTTCATTAAAAGCTTCAGTTATATTTTTAGTAGTAGCTAAAGTAGATGTTAAAACTGCTTTAGAACCAATTAATGCTTGATATACACCACGAGCACTATCTTTAGATATTGAAAAGTTTTTAGCTATGTTAGTGACACGTTTGTCAGCTTCAAACATAGCATCAATAAAGAATTTAGCTACTTCAACTAACGCTGTTATCCATGTTGGGCCTTTAAGAAATGAAGTTAATCCTCCAGCTCCAGCTTTAAATATTTGAAATGTACTTTTGCCACTTGCTGCTGCTTTAGAAGCAGCATTCGCTGCATCTTGAAATGGTCCTGCTATGCCCTTTAAACCAGGAACAGATTTAACTGTGTCTGCTAATTTTTGAAATCCACCTGCTTTTTTTTCTATTTCCTTAGCTAAACCTAATTGTCTTTGATAATTGTCAGTTACCTCTCCTGTTATTTCTTCTATACCTTCTTGAAGACTTTTAATTTCATCTAATTCTCCTTTACTCAAAATTAAACCTTGAGTTTGTTTATCAAGTAAATTCTTTAATCTTTGATCAAGAACTTCACGAGTAGCAGTTAATTCATTTATTTGTTCTTGAATTTTCTTACTAGATAGTTGACCTTCATTTAAACTAATTTGATTTTTTATTAGTTTTTCATTAGCTTTAGCTATTTTATTTAATGTAGAAATAGTGTCTTTTTGAACTCTAGAAAATGCTCTAGCATTATCAACTATATCAGTTAATCCTTCAGCTAAATCAGATAATCGTGATGTTAAGGATTGAAATCCATCATCTAAAGCTCCTACAATATCTGATATTTCTTTTAAACTTTTTTTACCTCTATCTATTTCTTCGTTTGGGTCAGCCATTTACTATACAGTTTATTATAAATATGGGAGAGCATCACTTTTTAGGTGATGCTCTTTTATTAGCTTTAGTAATATATGTTGGAACATTAACTTTAGGGGCCGCGCCATCTGCCGCGCCTTTACGCATAGCGTCTTTTGATTTTGACACAACATCCTCAGTTGTGTCTGGATTGTAATATTCTCTTATTTTAGAAAATGTGAATTTGCGTAACCATATTGGCATATTATATATAGTTTCATAATCATATCCTCCATTTCCATAAAATATCATTTCATGGATTTGAGTGAATAAAAACATTCTATATTCCAAGGTCAGGCCAAAAAAAGTCAAGCCCTATAGGCATTGATACCCCCTCCACTGGGCCATTTGAAGTATTAACAGTAACTGTTAGATCAACATCTGGTTGGATTTTATTAATATATGTACGGAGGGCTAATGCGTCTTTGGCTAACAAATAATTATCAACATAATCACGAATTGATTTAGCTTCTCTATTATCATTAATAGAGGTAATCATATACTTTAAACGTGTTGACTTTTCAGTGTTTTGACCTATTTTCTTTAATGATTCTATTTCTTGATCTACTTTTAATTCATCACCATGAGTTAATAATTTAAAAGTTAGTATGTCTGAGGTAGAAGGTACTTTAAATTCAAATTCATTTTTACCTTTAGTAAACAATGATTCATCTAAAACTTTATTTTCTATTTTAGTTAAATCCACAGTTACTTTTTCACCTCGATATACAAAATCATAATCTTTACCATAACCTAAAATACGAGCAGCTATTAATATAGCATTTTTATCACCAGTTAATAAATCATTATAATCAATTTTAGATACAATAAGTGACTGTAATAATTTATCTAATACAATACCTTGTTTAATATAAGACTGATTTGTTAAAATATCTTCTTCTTTAGCAGTCATATATTTCATTTCTACTTTGCCTGAGGATAATGGGTTTGATTCTGGGTATAATAGACCTTTTGATGGTAGTTCTATAACCTCTGTTGGAAAACTAAAATTACTCATAATTATTTAATATAACATTTGTTGATTATAAATATACAAGATAAAGAAAGCTTGGCTAAAAGCCAAGCTAACTTTCTGTATACTTCGGAAAAAGTAATCTTTTAGAAATTCAACACACAGTAATCAGGTTGAACTGTCATTGTAATATTTTGGGCTACTGATTCATTGTCCCAACTATATTCACCAAAATTAGCTTCTGTGATTAAAGCACCTTTAATTACCCATTCACTAACAATATCACCTACAGGACCAATAACATTGAATGTTAAGTCTTTCTTATAGAAATCTGAGTAACCATCACGACCTGTTACTGATTCGTGGTGTAAACGTACCCATTCCATTACAGCTTGAGCACCTGAAGGAGTAATAGGATCGAATAATGTAAATGATATAGTACCCCAATTTGATTTACCTTTAACATAACGAGCTACATTCATATGGTTTAGCTTAATTGTATCTTGAGTTAAAGTTACTGCGCCTACACCTTTAATCATATATGAGGGAACACCATCAATATACATTATGAATCTATTCTGTTGTTTAGGTTCAAATGCTGTGAAAAATATTTCGTTTGGATTTAATACTGCCATTTTATTTATTTATTTATCTTGTTATAAATATTATTAAATTTAAAATATTACGCGAATGTAGCTCCAGTAGGTGTAATATTGAAGTTCAGATAGATAAATTCAGCTGTTTTAGTTGGTTGTAAATAAATAGCACCTACTAACTGATTTCTATCTATAACATCTGGTGTGTTATTACTATCATCCATTACTACTCTAAACGCATACAAACCTTGTCTTTGTTGAACTGATTCTAAGTAAGGATTTACTTGAGCTAAGAATTGGTTTCTTGTAGCAGTTGTATTTTGTTCAAATACTAATGTATTCGCTACTTGGCCGATATAAGATTTTAAAGCAATTAATAAACGTCTTACATTCACACGATCAAGAGCTGATGCTTTAGTTTGTAATGTTTTGTTACCATATACTACAGTTCCAGTTCCAGGGAATGTTGCAATTGGATTAACTTTACCTTGATATAAAGTATCACGGCTTGATTGAGGTAATTTTTGTTCAGCGCGAATTACAGTTCCTAATCCACCACGATTAATACCTGCTGGTGCGAACCAAGGTTCAGCTACTCTATCATTGTAAGCATAAACACCTGCGATTAATACTGAAGCTGGAACCCAAACGTTCTTACCTGAACTTGGATCTTGAATTTGACACCATGGCCAATATGAAGCAGCATATGAAGTATCTCTTGAGGCGGCTTGACTTGTTACTGAAGTAACTGTAGAACCATATGTTACTAAATCAAGAACAAATAAACTATCACCTCTACCTTGAGTATTAGTTATAATAGTTGATACTTGACTTGAATGTAATGAATTAAATAATCCTGGAGCTAATAATACATTGAATTTATAATCATCTTGATTTGATAATAAATCAATCATGTCATCATAGCTCGCGCTAGGGATACCTTGAGATTTGTTACCATCAGTAATATTATTGTAATACTGACCTCCAACCATTATACCACCTGTTGCTCCAGTGAATGAACCACTTGCAGCTACAGGAATTGAAGCTGTATATTGAGATTTAGCTACACCATTGTTATCAAAGTAATCAGGAGTATTATTTACTGATTTTACTCTTACGTATCTTGAAGCGTTAGGGTAAGAACCAGAAATTTCAATTTGATTATTTGTTGGGTTATAGTTTAATGTGTAGTCACCAATTACTTTAGAAACGTAGTTAGGTGCTTTAGGATCTAATGATAAGTTAGTCCAAGTTTCTAATACTATAGGACTATTAGATGTGTCATTACCTTGACGAACTAATAAACTAAAAGTACCAGATGAAGTATCAGGAGATACAACTTGCCATCTGATATTATCTGTTGAACCACTAGCTAACCCACCAGCTGAGTCTAATGAACTTGAACTATTCATTATAGTCCCTTCAGAGATAGTTTCAAGTACTAAAGCGTTACCAATAGCACCTGAGATAGCAGTTGAAGTAGCAGATGAATAAGCTCCACTTACTACTCTAGCTACTAACAATGATTCACCACCATTATTAAAATAATTATAAGCGGCAATTGATGTAAAGTATGAATATACATCACCACCGCTTACAAATGTTGTACCAAATTTATTTACATAATCACTATATGAAGTAACAAGAGTAGGTATTTCAACAGGACCTTTAACTGTTGGACCTATAATAGCAGCACCAACGGTAATTGGGCCTTGTGTTACTTGTGATTGATCGTTCTCTATTGAGAGAACTCCAGGAGATAATAATACTTCTGCCATGTTCGCTTAGATTAATTATTGATTGTTGATAATAAATATCTAAGCTTTTCTCAAAAACTAACTTACTTTAGTAAATTCTCCTGTTTCTATGTTAATGTTACCATTACCGTATTTTTCTTGTAATGTAGTTCCAACCTCATTTTCTTTGTTTTTAAGGTTAGTAAACGTTTTAATCAAAACTTCTTTTTGCAAGTTTATTGATTGTAAAGCCATTTCTAATTGACCAAAACTAGCCATTAACTTGTTGTTTTCTTCTTGGATTGATTTTAATAAATCAATTTCCTCTTGTGTTAAAGTTATTTTTTCCATAATATAATGATAATAAAACTATTTCAAACCTCCAAATTAAACTCTATTAAAAGTACAATCTGGGTTAGAACCTGAAAGTTGAGTGATAATATATGTTTCCAATGAATAGATAAGATCACTATAAGGGTCTATTGGTGAAGTAGGGTATACTAACTCAGATGTACTAGGATACATTGGAATTGCTCCTACTTGAGGATAAATCATACTACCAGTTCCTAAACTATTAGTTACATAAGTTGGAATAGTAATGTTTACATCCATTGCAATTGTACCTCTATAAGTTAAGTAAGGTACTAATTGTAATTGTGGGTTTTCATAAGATGCGTAGCCGTTCTTAAAGCTACCTGTAATTTGTAATGCCATTGTTTTTGTCTTTTATTTTATTATAAATATAATTTATTTCTTCTTCAGTAGCAAGTTTAGCCTGAGTTAATTGTTCTAATGTTATTTCAACAACTGGAACTCCACTAGCCTTTATTTTTGCCTCTATTTCTGGTGTTGATTTAATCATTATTGATACGCTGGTAAATAATAATCAGTTCCACCTAAATTTATTTTTAACCATGTAGATGGTGTACTTAAAAATGTTCCATCGGCTGTACCCCAGTAGTTAGTGACTGTACCTGCTGAAGCATTTGGACCAGTAGGTGTTGAACTATTTTGGTTATCTATTCTTACTGTACCATCAACATGTAATTTAGCTGAGGGTGATGATGTACCTATACCTACATTACCAGAACTAGGTTGGATTACAGTACCACTCTTACCGTACGCATCACCACCATCAATGATAATACCAGTAGGAAAATCTACTTTTAACTGTGTATAATTTGGAGCACTCCATGAGCCTGTTGTTTTATAGATTCCATAACTAGTTCCAGTATTAAACCAATATAAACCATATTCACCACTTTCATCTGTAATATCTCTTAAAAAGAGTTTACCATCATCTGCTACTTGAAAAGATTTAGCAGCGCTTGAGTTTTCAATATATAATGCAGTTGTTGCTGATGTGGTACCTGAGCCTCTTACTCTTAGTGAGTTGTTGGCTGAGCCTGTTATTATTATATTCCCTCTAAAATTACTTGAGCCACTTACTCCTAAACTACCTGTTACAGTATGGGTATCTCCAACTACGTTTCCTATATTCACTCCAGTATTTAATACTTGTAGTTCAACAGCAGAACCAGTTATTACTGTTAGTGAGCCTGTTATAATAACACTACCACTTACATCTAAGTCAGCATTTGGTGTTACTGTACCTTTGTTGATACTGATTTTACCAGTTTCAGTTATATACATATAGGTTTTGGCAGTAGTCACATTATAAAATCTAAAATCACCTAATGTATTTACACCGCCGTCAATAGTTGACCTACTGAATAGTCTTAATCCTGTTGGTGTAAGGAATGTATTGTAACTACTAAATCCTATTAAACCATTACTACTTGGGCTTGCAAATATAATTCTGCTATTAACAGGATCTAGACTTAAATTTGTTCTTGTTTGTCCTATTATAATAGTACCATCATTTCTAACTGTAAATGTTTGGGTATT